CATTATAGTGGGCCTTCTTCTTTAATAAGTATGCCCTCAATAACCATACCGACGGAGGACGTATTGGTTTCAGTTTTTGACCGCCATTGAACACTTGTTTTTTCAGCGTATTTAAACGGTACAACACGGACGGCTTCATAGCTCTGGAAGTAGGGGGCCTGTAAGACTGAGTATTTTACGTTAGGGGTCGTAGCCTCAACGCTGTATGTGTTGTAATTATTCACCCCACCATTCTGCTGGGCAAAACTATTAACACGAGTAAGGTAGTAGCTAAACCCTAGAGGAACAGTATATTGTGACATCTGGCTTTGGCCGACACCCGCGTTTATCTGACCGTATGTAATTCCGCCATTAGTTGCAGTTATCACCCCCGCGTTAGCTGTTATAGCTACATTGGGTGAGATAATAATCAAATTGTTAATTGCTAGAAAAGCATTCGTAGTGTTGACGGGGGTTACCCCGTTCATCGTGACAATCTCTTGCAGATACGAATAGTCTGCGGCAACACCACGAACAATGACCCTCATCGCACCCGCATCCAATGCGCTGGTACTAACCAAAGTCATAACAACAGCAGATGTTGGAAGCACATACGGTATGGGGTTTTCCCAAATACATATTGAAGTTGTTTCCACCAAAGGCTGGTAGCCAAAGATGTCAATTTGTGAGTGGCCCGGGATTTGCCCACGGGCCACTTGAAGTTCAAATGGCTCAGTCATGCCGACCTGTGTTATGGATCGAAGTGAGTAAGCCATTGTTTTCCCTATGCGAGCATAATGGTAAGAATGCCACCAGTGCCCGTAAACGCAGAAACATACACGCCATTTTCAGCAAGGATGCCGTCATCAGGAATATAAATTTCTGTGTAACCAACGGGAACAGTTTGAGTCAACAACGTTGCCCCACCGTTACCACTGGTAAGGGTAAACGATGCGACTGCTGTGCAATACACACCAACGCTGCGAAGACGAGAACGAGCGGGACCGATAAGTGCCGCGCCTGCTCCTACAGCATGAGAGTAAGCCTTAATTGGGCCTGCCATGTGTTTTCCCCTTTAGCTTAGGGCAGCGCCAACGGCGGTCACCCAAGCAGCGCCTGTCGAAACAACAAGGCAAGTTTCATTATCGCCAGCACCGTTGTCGTTAATCAAAAGAACTTGGCCTGCGTTGCTTGCAGCGGCGGCGGGAAGATCTGCTGTAGCGATTGCGGTAAGTTTAAAACCATTGTTGGACGCTACTGGTCCTGAAAAAGTAGTTGTACCCATAAGAGTCTCCTGTCGGGGTAAGTGTCAGCCACACCATGCGGCTGTCAGGGATATCCCTACATTACACGACCTACAAATAAAAAGAAAGGGGCGAGTTTCCCCGCCCCTCCCGAGTTAGCTGAACCAGCTAAATTATGCGCCTGCCGAACCGAAGATCGCGCGAGGATCGCTGAAGCCGAACGAATAGCGCTCACGAGCTTTAAAGCGCATGTTGCCAGTGTCGAAGTCTGCTTCCATGTTGGTCGAAAGAGGCGAACGCTCAAAGTGAACGAAACCACGAGGAGCGTCTGTCATTACGAAGAACGCATCGGGGTCAGTCAAGAAGTCATTGACTGCGTAGCCTTCGGGCAACATACCCATGGAACGCATTGCGTTCACATCGTTGTCTGCAGTGCCAACACGGAGGTTCGAAACCATCAGACGCTCTGCAACGAATTGCAGTTGGCGAGGGATAATAAGTTTCGTGCCGCGAAGAGCAACTTTCAGACCACGTTCGTCAACAAAACCTGCGATGCTGATAAGAGCGTCTTCTAAAGAAGTTTCGTTCAAGTCAGCAGCAACGGCTGGAGTGTTGCCGAAAGTAGCGCCGTTTGTCAGCGGGTGAGAAGCTGACATCAGAGCAACACCATCACCACCAGCAGAAGCGCCGCCAGTGAAACCGTTGTTCAAGATAGCAGCAGCTTTTACCTGCTTAGTGTGGGCCATCGAACGAGCAAGGGCTTTCGTGTAACGACTGCCGAGGCGGTCGTACAGATTGTCCTCAATCGCTTCTTCAGTGATCGAGAAGGCCAATGCAACTGTCTCGTGGTTATAACGAGCAGTGTAGGCTTCTTGTGCATCATCATACGAGATGCCCGAACCTTCAGATTTAGTCGGTGCTGCCCCAAACCCGGAAAGCATCACTTCCTCTTCAAAGGCCCGATCCGAAGATTCGGTGGTGAAGATTTCGGAGTGCTGGTTTTCGTAACGAGCATACTCCATACCGAACAGGGCGTTAAGACCCGGTTCTAGTTCTTTAGCAAGTTGTGCGCGAGAAATAGCCATTTTTTATGCCCCCAATTATGCTACAACGCCTTCGGAATTAGATTCCCGAAGTGCATGATTGTTGAAGACTACGACCAATTGAACGCCAGCCGCTGCAAAGTCTTGAGTTGTTGGGTCTTCGTAGATTCCAACAATTTTCAAAGGCAATGAGAGGTCTGTGTTATCCAAAGTTGCTACATCCAAAGAGGCGGAGGAATTACCAGTAGAAGTGCTACCAGAAGTCCCAGTGGTAAACTGAGAGTTTTCCCAAATTGCCGCTTTAGCAGTCGCGCGATCAGTGATTGTGGCATCAGTTGCAATAGTGAACTGTTGATTCGGGTTGTCATAAACATGCCCTACAATATCAAAGTTCGTGTTTGCGCCTGAACCGGGCCAGTAGTTTGACCAGGTTTTTTTGCCTGTTACGGAAGAAACATATTCACAACCTGCAAATACACCAACGTGTTTATAAGTATCTCCGGATGCCGAACCAGTGATGGCGATGCCGCCACCGTTAGTTGCAATAACTGGAGAGCCTTGATAAATCGCTGCAGCATTCGAGGCAATGAAGTATGCGCTAGTACCTGTGCTGTTGGCAGAGCCACCATTCAGGGTAATTGGGCGAAGCCCAAAAGCACCACTTGCGTTAGCCATCTATTTTGCTCCTATGCAAAAATATCAATCGGACTTTCGTCCGCCAAAAGAAACCTTACTAGACCGACTATTATGTATCGGCATAGAAGGATGTTGATCTTTCATTAGGTCCTGGTCTACTGCAGTCATTTGTTCGCGGGTCCGGTTCCCGTAATACGCGGATCTTTCATGTGCAGTTTCAATAGGCACTCGTGTTAACATTAAACCACCGTTACCAATGATTCCGGCATGTTTGCCATCCTCAATGGTTGGAGCCATGAACTCTGGGTGTTCATCCGCCCGTACTGGCTCATAGCCCTCACGAAGACGATTAAATACGTTTGAGTTATCCTCTTCTCCGCGAAGGGAGGTTCGGATCCACCGATGTGTATAGCCCTCTGGGGCTTCCGGTGCTTCAAGGCGACTGGGCGGGGCCCAAGGTTTTCTGCGCGTTGCCGTTTCGCGAGTTACGGTTGCCCGTGGCGTTCTTGTCTCTGTCATAGCTTAATCCTTCACATATTTCGCGTATTCCTCTAAGGGAACCCGCAATTTGTTTGCCATTGCAACCTGTGAAGGCGTTAGCCTAACAGATCTGCGTCCCTGTTTCGCAGTACTGCGGGATGCTGAAGCGCCAGCAGAGGCGACCTGTGCTCCACCCGATTTCTTCGTCGTAAACTTATGAGGAAACTCATGTCGCATACGGCGATTAACCTCACTATAATACTCATCGCTCGTCGGGTCAAATCCTTCTTCTTCAACCAAGCGACGATGAATACCAAATGCGGCATATGTCATGGTCTCATCAGAGCCAAACCACTCGTTGCCCTTTGCCCAAGATTCTGCCTTGGGGTCAGGCTTTGGAGCAGGTGCCTGCTGTTGAGTCTGTACTTGCTGCGCCTGCTCTCGGGGCTTTGGTGCAACCTCTACCCGTTCGTCAGACCGCTGTTTTGCAAGGCGATAACGCTCTTGCTCAATGGCAACTTTTGAAAGTTGTTCCTGCGCAGTCATCATCGCATCAACGTCACCAGACTCGTGAGCTTCACGATAGGCGCGTTTGATTGACTCAGTCTGAGCGTTTAAACGGTTACCATATTCATTTAAGTAGCCTTTATCCAGATTTGTCATCCGGCTTTTTAGCTGCTTATTTTCTTCAAGAAGCTGTTGGGCCAAACGTGCGGCCTCTTCTTTATCGCGCTCTTCATTGCGATAACGTTCTGTTAGCTTCTTAATTCGAGCTTGAACCTTGGTGCTATAGTCAGCAAGTTCATCCTCTTTTTCAGTAGCCTCTACTTTTACAGGAGTTTCCCGCTCAGAGGTAGGCTCACCAGAAGACTCGATTTCAATATCGATGCCTTCGTCTTCTTTCTCAATTTCAATTTCTTCAGACATATCAATCTCCTAAATGTGTTGGATATCGTCTGGCTCAAGAATCGTAGCAATAACTTCGTCATCATTAATGATGCGAACTTCACCGCCATCGATTTTAAAGCGAGAACCAGCGTACCGACCGATGCAAACCCATTGACCTTCCGAGCACCAAGGCTCTGGACTGTCTCCAAATTTATTAGGGTCTTGATATGCAAGAGGACCAAGTTTCATAACATAAGCCACAACCGTGGCTAATGCCTCTCTCTCACGGACCTGATCAGGAAGGATTACCCCACCCTCTGTTTTGGTCTTACCCTTGTAAGGCATAACCAAAATCCGCCAGCCAGTTGGCTGCGGCAATCGGTCCAAAAGAGATTTTTCTAAAAGAGAAGGATCTAAGACCTTCTGCGAAGCGTCCACATATGCGCTTTCAACAGGAATAGCTTGGGCCGCAGCCTTTGCTTTCGCCTGATTTACTTTTTGCGCGACATGATCAGGAAGATATAAAGTCTTCGACATCGTCTGCGTTTTTCTCCAGCAGGGCTTTTAATTCATCAATGGCATAAGCAAGGCCCCGTGCTTCCCCAACCATCATCTTGTAGCTCTCCCAATCGTTGGCAGAACCACTTACTAGCGCGTCGGCAATATCCTGCTCCCGCGTCCGTAAAACCTTATACAAGTATTGCGAAAATGCAACAACATCCATTATAGGTATTCTTTGTATTTAGGTTGTTTCTTGGATGTAATCGGACCACCTGTGACCCATGAGTCACATGTGTTGTCAGATTCGCAACAGAATTTCCACTTCTGACAATAGCCAGTATTACCTGTCTCATCGCCAATGCAGTCCATTACTTCTTCCGTTTGATTATAAGCACCACAATTTCCGCAGGCTTCGTCTGCCCGGAAGGCAACAGATGAATTGGAAGTGGAATCACGGTAGTTGGCTTCGTCAATGCATTCTTGTCTGTTCTCTGCATTCAACTCTTCGTCCTGTGTTGCCAGAGGGCACATGCTGCCATCTTCGCCCTCTTCCATTTTATCGACTTCCATCTCCTCATCGGGAGAGATCTTAATTGTAATCGTAGGCATTATTGTGATCTCCTCTGTGACGCTTCGCGCGAAGCTTGAATGCGCTCGCGGTTAACCTTTGCGCGGTCTTGCGCAATTTCTTCTGTGCTCTCGATCCTTGCAGCGTCAGTTGCAGCTTTCTGTTGCGTTTTCATTGCATCAAGCTGTAGCTTCTGGCGATCCATGTCGGCTTTCTGTTGCACTTCCATCTCCTTGATCCCTACTTCTTTCATGCGGATCTGAACCAGAGGATCAGCAGCAGGATCTTGTGGAGGAGGAGAAAGACTCATTGCAAGCTCTTGCATTAACTGCGCTTGCAGTTGAGCAATCTGAGCTTCTATCTGTGCGGGTTGTGGCATCTGCTGCTGCATCTGCTGCTGCATGGCCATCATTTGCTGCTGTGCATCTTGAGGAGAAATCATGCCTTGTTGTGCAGCCATCTGTAGCTGTTGAACCTGTTGTTGCATTTGCCCCTGCATTTGCTGCATCTGCTGTTGCATCTGTTGCTCAACCATCATGCGGGCCTTCATGGAAATGTGTTCCATCATGTGGCCATACAAACTTCCCTGAATAGGAGGAGAAGTCATAACAATAGGGCTCATATACAGAGCAGTGTGCGCTTGAATGTGAGCGTCATGGTTCTGATCTGGGAATGCTTTTTGTAGCATCCCTTGCAACATCTCCATGTTTTCTGTCACAGGATCTTTGGGCTGTGGCTCTTCTGGTGGAGGTAGAATCTCATCAATGTTCTGAACCTCAAGCGCACTGTACATGCGGCGATACGCTGCATACAGGTTGTGCATCTGTGGGTTTGACTGAGCCAGTGTTAGCTGCTGTTGAGCAAGCGTAACGCGCTGGGCCATCGAGAAGATGTTTGGATCAGATACTGGAAGAACGTCAATACGGTTGTCAAAGTCTTGCGCTTTAACCTGACGTGGTGCGCCAGCAACTTCGTAAGGATATTCTGGTGGTAGGTTGTCTGCAAAGATACGGGCCAGAAGACGGAACTCTGTCTTCTGGGCGTAATGCAAACGTTTGTGAATTGCAGACATAACGCGAGTGCCGCGCTCAAGCAGAGCAATAGTTGTACCAACAGGCATTTCCTGCCCACCGGGCTCGGATAGATTGTCTGCAATAGAAATAAACCTACGCCCCGAATCCACAATGCTGCCAAGCAACTGACCAAGAGTAGCCGAAGGCTCCTTGTATGGCAGAGGGATAATAGCGTCACGGATGTTGCCCCCAGGAGCATCAATGTCACGCCATTCACCGGGCTGAATAGGTTCGTCTTGATTGCGCAAACGAACGCCGCGAGCCTTGAAGCCTGCGGGAAGATTCGAAAGCGTACCAGCATCAATCAACTGACGTAGGATCGAAGTCGCAGCGCGACCCAATCCACCAATCATGTGGATCAAACCAAAGCCATAGAACCCTAGACCAGGCATAAACTTGTAGTGAACAAAATACTGAATCTTGCTTCTACGCGCGTCATCTTCTTTCCAGTTACGTTGGATAGACAAGATCTCGCTAGAGTCTTTATCAATCGTTACAACGTAAGGAAGCTTGATGCCTGTAGGTTCGTCATCGTCACCTAGATCCTCAAAGCCTTCAAGATCTAGATCAACGTGCATCTCAAGAACAGTGTGAACCTCGTCCGTGTACGAACGGGAAATCCCCTCGAGCTTATTTACCTTCTCACGAATTGGATCAACAGTGTCGCTTGAAGATCCAGTGTCGGAAAGCTCTATGTCACGATAAACCCCCGCAACTTGCATCTTGCGAATGTCGTTCATTTCCATCCGTAGAACGTGCGTAACCCGTGGCGAAGTCATCAAGTCACTTGCCGAATATGGAACAACCAAATCCTGCGCAGGAATGAACTTCGCTACCGCACGGTTCTTGTTTAGATCAAAGTAAACCTTTTTAAAGGTTGAACCAGACAAGGGTAAATAGAACAGCATCTGATCCGTGTCAGGATCAAACTCCTCCATCACCTCGGTGATCTGGTAGTTCATGTAATCTTTTACACGAGTAGCTTGCGCTTCCGAGTTATAGTCACGAAGACCAATAACATCTGTGCGAACAGGACCACCCGATGGCAGCAGTTCTTTATAAGCCTGCGCTTGGAACTGCGTGACAGATTCTGAAATGAGTGGGTGAGTGATACCAGATGCGCCTTCAAAAGGCTGGGTACGGTTTTCGTACTTGATGCCCAAAAGATCTAAGCCACTGGTATAAGCTTCTTCCCACTCGGATCGTGAATCCATGTCCTCTTCGTACATGGCTACTAACTCGCTTGACACTTCGCCCAAGATCGCTGGATCTAGAACCTCTGCCAAGTTCCCGCCGTGCGGCATGTCTGAGAGCGCGTCTTCTTCCTCGCCCATAAGCATGTCCTGCAATGCAGTAATAATTGCTCCGCCCTGACCATCAGGGGAGATATCTGCGCCCCCGCTGAAATCCATTGGAGCAGAAACTTCCATATCCACAGAAGGAAGATCTTCCTGTGGACCGCCTTGCATAAGGCCTGAATCAATCATTGAACCCATTGGGTTAGGTGGTAATGCCATTAGTAATACTCCCGCTTACGGGGCCTCCATTCGTCATCCAAAGCCTCTTCGCCTTTTAACGACACAAAGCCACCTTGTCTGAACCTCATCAATGCTAAAGTCATACTATCACAGAAGTCATCATTATCGCCATTAGGAAATGATACAACTTCTTCTATGACTTCTTCCGCAAATTTCTTGTCCGCTGGTGCCCACACTATACCTGCTTCGAACAAAGGTGCAACCATATGCATACGCGTTTGTTTGTCTACACCGCCGCCGCCCGCTTTTTTGCCCGGCGAGAAACCCAGCGCTGGGATGCCGCGAAGCCGCAACTCGTCAATAAGCGGAATGCCTGTCGCTTTGGCTTCGACCAACACCATATCCGGCTCCCAATACTCGTGCTCTTCAAACGCCACCTCCTTTAATTCAGGGAAATTCCACCGCCCGCGCTTTGCGTCCAGTAGAATGATGTTGTCTGGTCCATTCTCTTCGGGTTTAAACACACCCCAAGTGGTAATTGCCGAATAGTCAGCCTTTTCTTTCTTGGAAAACGCCGTATCGTAAGCCTGAACAATGTAACTTAGGGGTGGAATCTTTTCTTTCTCCCATTCCTGCCACCATTCACGCTTAATAATAGCCGATTCCGAAGAAGTAGGCTGTTGTTGCCACTGTGCCGACCACTTCCCTACAGGAAGGGACGCTTTAATGGATAATAGCGCGTCTTTTTCCCAGAACTCCGGCCACAAAGGGCTACCAGACGGCATAATTGCAGGAAATTCTACAACTTCCCACTTGTCCGACATGATATCAGAGTTCTGTTGGGCCAAAAGTCGCCCTGTTAAGTCCTTCTTACCCCATCTGGTCATAACCAAGATGATCGAACCACCAGGTTGCAAACGCTGACGAGGTCCAGAGGTGTACCATTCGTATGCGTGGTCGAATGCAGTCTCGCTTAACGCGTCTTGCTCCGAATGCGGGTCATCAATAATAAACAAATCAGCGCCACGGCCCGTAACTGCAGCACCCACGCCTGCGGCAAAGTACTCACCACCAACAGAAGTGCCCCATTTACCCGCGCCCTTATTATCTTCCTTGAGATTAGTCTTCGGAAAAATCTCTTTATACTTCGGGTCATCAATTAAATCCCTAACCTTACGCCCAAACCGAACAGCCAACTCTGTGTTGTGAGTGGCTTGAATGATTTTGAGCTTGGGGTTACGTCCCAAAAACCAAGCAGGCATTAAGAAAGATGCAAACTCAGACTTACTGTGGCGTGGAGGCATATTGATAATAAGGCGTTTCAACTCGCCCCTCGCAACTCGCTCCAGCTTTTCCGCGATAATGCGGTGGTGCCGTCCTTCAATGAAGTTCTCATAGACATGATGAGCAAAGGGCATGAATTTATCATGCGCCAGATCACGGATCTCCAAACGCTTCTTGGCCTCAGTAAGCTCCAAAATCTCTTTCAAAGCTTCCTGTGGTAGGGCCTGTAAGTTCATGCTGTTCCCAGATATCTCTGCGTTGGAGTTGAAGCCATAATACCAGCTTGTTGAACAGGCATCTGCGGTAGATACGATGGAGTCTGGAAGTTAGGCTGGAACGGAGCATTAGGCTGGAACGGTGTATACGCTGACAAAGGAGGTGGCGTATATGGTGTGATTATAGGCTGGTATGGGTCCGTGTTTGAAGCATCGCCAAGAACGCACGCGTTTGTTGCCGAATCAAATCTGTAACCTTCAGGACACGTTGGGGCTCCAACAGGAGGCCCAGCTACAGGAGGTTCGTTTAAGCGTATCTGATCGTTGTCTGCGCGATGATCGTTGCCGTCATAAGGGGTTGTCGCTGTATTAGGTGGCGTATAAGAGTTTGGCCCTAGAACCGCACCAGCCAACGCCCCTAGTATTCCACCTTTATCTACAAAAGCAGCAACGCCAGTTGGATCACGACCAGAGCCTGTTGGCGTAATACCTAGTGTGGAACCAATGTTCCCAGTATCACCCTCTTGCCCCGCCCAAGTGTTATTTACGGACTGGAACTTAGTTTGAAACTCAGGACCAGCGCGGCCCGGCCCTCCACCATCAAACCTGTCCGCCGCATCAAGATATTCAGCGTCCTCAGCCGAAACGGGATTACCATCTTTATCCAAGCGAGGGTTATCTGTCTCCGACATACCGCCATTGCGAGCACGCAACAAACGAGCTTCTTTGCTGGTGTCATTTGCGGCATAACCGTCTGGATCAAGCTTATATTTGTCCAAACGTTTTTGATTGGTTTCGTAACCGTAGTTGGTTCCTACAGAGGCTATTCCTGTGGCTGTAGCTGGAACGGTCGTAGC